GTACTGCACCTGCCGTATTTATCGGTTGTAACGCTGCATTCACTCGCCGACAAACGCCGTAGTGAAAACCTCCGATTTTCTGAACATCTGTTTTGTCCGCGTCAAGAGATATAGCATAACCGCCATCATCCAACCTGTAGACCGCATAATCTTTTCCGACAACAAACTCACTGCTGACATCAAGATTAGCTACGCCTAATTGCGTAGTCGTACCGTTCCAAGTAACAGCCAGTGTTTCGTCACCGGTAGCCAATATTTTATAACTTGATACATTGGCGGGTTCGGATTTTTCCGCAAAACGATTGTCGGCCTCTGACTTGGTGTATCTGTCTTGCAATGCGTCGTTTACATCTGTTTTTAATGGGTAGCGTTCGTCAGATTCCGGCTTCGTGTAAACCAGCTTTAGATTTTCCGCACTTATCGCAGCAGCGGCAGCAGCAGCTTCCGCCTCATTGGCAAATTGTATAACCACCTGCAAAGTGGTTGGTATGTTTTCTATTGTTTCCTTATTGTCTTCTAAGATTTGTGCGGCCGGCCCGAACGCCTCCACATCAGACGCAACTTGTGCAGCGTCACGGCTCACCTGTGCCGCCAGTTCCTGCATAGTTTTGTATTCATCCGTACTTACTATTGCGGAATTTGGTACTACAGACGGGGCACATACAATAGTAATTGTTCCAGATTTAAGTACATCTCCTCCGGATACAACTTCGATTTCAGCTGCCAGTTCTCCCGGATCGGTAAGCATTTGCTGAGTTAAAATAACAAAAATTGTATTTCCTGACCCAAAAAGCGCGGGATTGTAAACATGGTGTCCATCCTTTTTATTTAAGCGAATATTGACACTATAACCACTAGGAATGATATAGGCAGCCCCGCCATTATAAAGGTCTGCAGCGACAACTCTCATGTTGTTGTCATATTGTTTTGCGTAGACCCTCGGTGGTACGCCCTGATATGCAAAGTCGATTTGTATGCGCTGCTCAATTTGAAAATTTTCTGGCATTACTATACCTCCCCGGTTCGCGCAACCCGTGTGTCATTTAATTCTGCTATTTCCGTCTCTGAAAGCCGTCTGTCCTCTGCAAATATAACAATGTTTTTATTGGCTTCCCATTCTTTTTTTGCAGTGGCCCCTTTAGCATAGTGTTCAAAATACCCTTCGACAATTTTATACAGCATATTCACTTTCCTGTTATAATTTCGTTACCATAAGCCCGTTTACAAATCTGACGTCTTCGGTTATAAATCTTATATCAGTAATAACCGTTGTCCCGTCTATTTCGCGAGTATTATAGTCAATATCGGTTATTGCATGGAAATATCCCGTTTGCCCGGCCGCCAGTGCCATGCTGCTTACATCCTGAGTTGTTGCTAAAATAGGGGTTTTTATTCCAATAGCATGATTTGCAATTATACGAATATACTGCTCCTCGCCGTTAAACGTTTCATCCCCATCAATTTGTCCATAATTTTTTCCATTTTTCCCAATGTCAATTTTTGCTCCAGTTACTTCTATATAGCGTCCATCGCCTGTTACTGATTTAAGGGAACCGACAGCATTCAGTTCTCCATTGTTTAAATCAAAGTAGCTGCTACCGTCCTTTGATCTTAAAATACCGCTGGTTATGCTGTTGGCTGATAAATTTACAACGTCAATCAGTGATGCATTAAGCGTGCCGGCCGCCATGAAGTCAGCGTAAAGCCCATTTTCCAAGCTCGCAGCTATCGTAAATGGCCCGTCGTACCCGTTTACAGAGGCCCCCCAGCCTTCATAGTTAAAACGCCACACCTTCTTAGCCAGCGCCGGGTTCGAGTTATCGGCAATATATAAAGTGTCTGAGTCCCCGTCTCCATTGGTATCAAGCAGTCGAATGGTTCCACCGTTTGCGCCCAGTATATCGGCCGCAATAGAATTTGCGATCCGCTCCACCTTACTGGCATTTGGTTTGTTTGCGATCTCCTTACTTTGGCTGGCTATGGTGTCTGCTATGTTGCTCCGTGCGTCGCCAATCTCCACACTGTTGTAACGCTCCAATAGCACATCCGTTTCTATTTGAACAATTTCTGCCTTAACGTCAATTCCTAGTTCTTCAAACTGGATTGTCACCGTATCGCAAAGATCACACCGCTCTAATAGGGACAAACCCTTATATTCTTCGCTCTGCTCAAGCTGCACAAAACTAGCTTTAATTTTCACAATAGGTACGCCGATCTTATTTGCGATAACATAACCCTCTGCGCGTTCCTGCAGTTGTCCGGGCGTTGGCGCCTCTTCAAAATCCTCCGAAAAATCCACTGGCACTACGCGGATAAAATCGTATGTACCGGGCGCCGGTACAACCTTTGGACTGCATGTCACAAGGTTATCTTCACCACCGGTCCAATAAGGATAAATCCCCGTTGCAACATTGGATATATTGCGATCCTGCTCTATGTCCGTTAAATTTTTTCCGTACCGGATAACCACACCGTTGTCCTGTCCACGTTCTCCGTGGAGTTTAACCACAAACCCGTCCCACTCATACTCTCCGCCATATGCGTCGAGAATGCTTCCGGTCTGCCCTCCCAACACAGAGCGGGTAGTGCTGGGTACCGTCACGGAAAAGTTTGCGATGGTCGCCTTATCCGTCCAAAAGGTAAATGGATTGTCCACCGCCGCATTACCCTGCAATCCAAGCATGGCCTCCGAAACATTGCCTGCAGAAAAGGGGTTTAACGGAACCCCATTTAAATCGTAACTAATATGCTGCGCATAAATAATCACGATCCCGTTCATAGGACGGGTAATACGGTATATCCGAAACGGTTGTGCTACCCGGTATGGGCTCGGAATTGCGTAAATAATGCAGCGGTCTTTGATTTCTTCAAAATGAATTCCTCCTTTGGGATATTGCATTTCAAGCTCATAAGCCCCGTTGCGCTCTTCTGTTACCGTACAACTGATCGCGTCCGACAACGCTCCAAGTCCCTGTGATTTGAAATCTCGTTCAGATGGTTCAAAAAGTATTGGAATCATACACTCCACCACCTCGGCGTTATTTTTACGCCAATTATTCCGCCGCTCCATTTAATGGTATTACTGCCCGGGTTAAGAATTGGGAATCCCCCGGAAAGGTTTATACGACTGTTCATATTTGTCAAACCGCTATAAGCGTTTTGCGTTTCGCTATCCAAGGTTATGTTACCGGTCATCCCTGTAATGGCAACTGTGCTGTCACCCACGACGATTTGTCCGTCCCCATTCCCGATAATTTGGAACAAAGGCAGTGCGGGTTGCCAAGAGTTGAAAACCACCTGCCCGGAGATTAGGTCGATAGGAAACTCCCCGGACTTCAAAAACCTCTGTGGCTTACAATTAAATATAAGTTCCACCTCCCCCGAGTAGTTTAGGAATCGCATATCAAAGTCCAAGGGCCCCGTAAACTGCGCCATTCGGTAAATATCCGGGTTGTATTCATCCTCAAGCCGCTTGTATCCGCGCTTTGACAATAGCCACTCGCGCGCGGCCTGCGTATTTTCCCGAAACGATTTTTCAATAAAAGCAGGATACGAAACCGTAATATTTTTAAACCGGCCATTGTCTATAACCAGCGCACCATTTCTTCCGGCTACATCAATCAAGGTAACGTCCCGTTCCGGGGCGTTAAAAGTGTTTTCACCGCTAACCCATATCCCAAAATCGCGGCAGCACACCCTATCAAACCAAAATTTATGCACCATAAACCGCCCCCTTTCTTTGCACAGCAAACTCCATTTTATCCATAATAATGTCCGCCAGGTCGTTTACATCCTGTCCCGGTGCGCCGTAAACGTAAATTTTTACGCCTCCCAAGTTGGTGGTTTGATTTCGTCCGGTCAGTGGTTCCACGACCGCGCGGCCCCCGGACATGGTTAAAAGCTCCGGGCCTGCCTCGCCGACTACGGCGCTGCCCGAGGAAAGGACGCCGCCCTTGGCCAGATACGGTATTTTACCGATTGTAGGAATGTTAATGCCAAACGACTTTCCTCCCAGGCCCGGTACCCAATCCGGTATATCGAAATGGATTTTATTTAATCCTCGGATCAGCTTGTTTAACGCATTGATCACCCCATTGACCAGCCCGATCACAGCATTAAAGGGCGCCTTAGCAATGGCGACAATGCCATCGATAATGCCTTTAAAAATTCCTACAACGCCCTTCCAAGCACGCCCCCAATCTCCAGTAAAAACACCTCGAATAAAGTCAATGATCCCGTCGAATTTCTTCTTGATACTGTCCCAAATGTTTTTTATGTTGGCAAAAAAAACATTAAGCACTTCCCCCAAAACCGGCCCAAATATATTAGTCCAATCTTTTACAAAGATACTTTGCAGCCAATTATTAAATTTTTGTAATAGGGCCTGTATTTCGTCTCCTTTTTTAGCAATGAGGGCCACAAGTGCCACTACAGCAGCTGTAACTGCGGCAATAACAAGTACGACCGGGTTGGCGGCCAGAAATGCAAAAAATGAGGAGAGCGCCGAGGTAATTGCCGGTATCGCCGTTTTGGTAACAAATGCGGATAAGCCTCCCATCGCACCGGCCGCTCCGCCTGCAAAAGTGGACACGCCCCCGCCCACTACTGGCATAATTCCTGCCAACGCCCCTATTGCCCCTGACACCTTCGATACCATACTAGCCACCGGTGAAATCGACGCGATTGCCAAGGCAATTCCGATGATAGCATTCTGCGCGGCAGGACTAAGATTTGAAAACCAACTAATTAGGTTGGCCAACGCATTGGTCACCTCCGTCACCAGCGGCAATGCCACTTCCGCCAATTCAGCCATTGCCTCCTGAAATCTTAAATTCGCCTCCTTATTGGCTAACATTGCTTCGTTGTTTTTAACCCAGGCGTTGTAGGTATCATTTAACCCTTCCTCTGCAAGGGTCCTGAGTACCAGATTCTGTTTCTGCGCGTCACTAGAGCACCTGGCTAATTGTTGAGAGAAATTCTCAGCGCCAATGCCGAGACGATCCAGGAGTTCCGCGAATTGTCCGGTTGCCTTGCCCGTTGCAAGCGTCTCTTGCAAGCTGTCTGCAAGGCTTTCTATTTTTAATGTATCCGGGAATCGTTGGGCAGCGCCGGCAAGTCCTTCCACGGCCTTTTGAAGATTGCTCTCGGTGAATCCCGCCTGTAAAAGGTTTGATGTCGCTTCCACTGCGCTGTCTGTTTCTCCTGATTGTACGGCGAAGGCTCGCCACGCCTCGCGCGCGATGTCGGCGTTGACGGCATTTTCTTTGGCGTTTGCACTCAGCTTTGAAAGGTCAGTCCTCAGTTCCTCCGTTGCGGGTATGGTGGCAACTGCTGCTGCCGCAAGTCCGCCTATTACGGCGGTGGCCGGTCTAAAGGTGTTGGATATTTTAGCAGCACCCTCGGAAACGGCATTTGCGCGCGCAGTAAACCCAGCTAACACGGCGTCGCTTTTCTTGGCCTGTGATTCGAGGTTTTTTAGCTCTACGGCCGTTGCGGCTATTTCTCGCTGTAAAGCGTCATACTGCTGTTGTGATACTTCACCACGTTTAAACTGTTCCTGCACCTGCTTTTCGGCCGTTTTAAGTGTATCAAGTTTAGTTTTCGTTTCTTGTACCGCGTCGGATAAAAGGCGCTGCCGCTGTTCCAATAACTTGGTATTCGTTGGATCGAGTTTCAACAGCCGTTCAACATCTTTGAGTTGTTTTTGCGTCGATGATATTTCCTTGTTAACCCCAGATAAGGCTTTAGATAGGCCAGTTGTATCCCCGCCCAGTACAACGGTGATTCCTTTAATTCGGTCAGCCAAGCCTACCACCTCCCGCAAAAAAACTTTTTAATGTTCCAGGCTGTCCTCTGAATGGGTATTTTTCCTGGTCATTCGCACGCTCGATTAGCATATCAAAGACCATCCCCATCGTCATTCCCTCCAGATCATTGCATGTCAACCCCAGTTCTGTACAACGCAGCATGAAGGTTGCCCCGGTTTCCTCCCGGACAGTCGGTCTCATTTTTTTTTAGGCTTCGCGGTTGTCATGTTGTTCATCTGCCACAGCTCCAAAATGTGCGGCAAAATCTCATAAATGGAAAAGGTGTTGAATCCATCAAGCCACTCCTCGATTGTTTCCGAAATGCTTGCGTCGTATTGCTTTGCCATCACAAAAGCAGCATTTTCGAAAATTTCGAGATCAATGACAGACAGTTGCGCGTCCTGCCGTTCCTGCTCGCTTGCTTCGGGAGGCAGGTGCAACGCCTTGGTATAGGCGTGCTGCAGTTTGTTTAAATCCTGAATCATGTCCCTCCCGATTTTATGACGATAAAAGCGAGGGGTCAGAGCTGTTGCCCTGAACCCCACGTTCTTATCGTCGATCTTCAAAACCTTATCCATCACAATCCCTCCGCGGTATCGGAGAGCCATACGCTCTTGTACCAGTTTTGCACTACGCTGGCAGGCGTTTCCCCGGTGGTAAAGGCCATCGTTCTCCCATCTTCCAGCGGCGAGGCAGTCACGCTGACGGTCTGGGTCTGCGGCTCGGTGGTTTCTGTAGTGGTCGCCAACGAGCGAGAGGGACGGGTGCAAGCGCAGTTGTAGAGCACGTACTTTGTGCCCGTTGTATCCCCCTCTTCCTGGAACAGCAAGGCAAACTGTTTGGGCTGTACCGTCGCGTTTTCGGTCATTACTTTATCTTTGGCACTGGCCGAATACCCAAAAATATCCGCTAAAAATGTATCGGGAAACATGGCCGTTTCCAAATCTCCCGTGTACCCGTTATTGGCGACCGTTACAAAATACTGCATATTATCCGCATAAAACGGTGATGTATCTCCGTTTGCTTCAAGCGAAAAATTGACTGCTCCAGGGATCGGCACGGGGGTTTCATACGTTGGGGTATCGTCCGTTTTGACGGCATAATGGACATTTTTAATTCCGAATTTAACTTTATCCATCTTCACACCTCTATTTCATATAAAATTTGATAGCACCTTTCACTATCCAGGTATTCTTCGGTTTTTTCCCAGCAAAATGAGGATAAGGCTTTCTCTACCTTATCCTCGTTATCAGGGTCTTTTAATTTTGTATATAGCTCAATCTGTATATGGTCAACTGGACAATAGGTTACATTGTCAGCAAAAAAATTGTTGCTATAAGAAACCATATAGCAAATGTATGGAAGCGGCGGGGCTTTTCTTTCTGGCCATGTTCGATAGGCAACAGGTAGCCCGGTAGCCTCCAACTGCTTCCTGATCCCCTCCAACGTCATCGTATGATCACCTTTATTTTCCCCAGAAGCTTTCTTTCCGCTTCCTGTTCCGCTGGTCCAATATGCGCTTTCCCATTTACCCGCCCTCCGTTCACTTTTGCGTGCCCGTTTTCAAGCAGATGGGTTAACTGGGGCTTCTTTTTATTGTAAATTCGGGCCCGTATGTCACTTTCGCTTTCAAATTCAACGCGCGCGGCCCACCCCTCGGAATACTCTCCGCCGTCTTTCGGCGCATTGGCTCTGATCTGCTGCGCGGTATCTTTTGCGACAGCCTTTACCTGTTTTTTTAGCTCGCCCGCCACTTCCTGCTGATATTCGACAAGCTCCCTTGTAATGGCCTCAGCCAAGTCAGATACCTTTACTGCGGACATCATACCCCGCCTTTCGTTCAAGATATAGCTCGATGGTTTCATTCCGTCCCAAAAAAGTCCGGTAAATCCCATATCTCACGCCGTCCAACTCGGCAATCTGCTCGCCGCTATAGTCGTGCGCAAACATAGTTGCCCGGTACTCTGCCCTTAAGCCTTCCCGACCTGCCTCGAACCACTCGGAGGCTGATACGCTGGAAATGTTGCAAAAAACATTTTTGGACGTCTCTGCAGGCACTAGTTGTCCCAGCGCGTCCGGCTCATAGACGGTAGTGATTAGCGTAATCACTCTAGATTTATCCATCTGCAACCCCCCAATCCGTATATCCAGTTGACATCTGCAGCTGCGCTTTTTGCTCATCATAGGCGGTCTTCAGTTGTTCATACCTATCCGGCTCCCCAAAATTTGCTTTGCAGTATGTAGCCACAGCCCGGATAATTAAGGGATCAGACTGGTCATCTTGAACGATTCCAGCTATTCCAAGGTCAGCAAGTGCTGCTGCGATCAAATCCCTTATCTCTTCGTCAAATGCCGTCGTGGTGATTCTCAGTGCCAATTTAATTTTTTCAAGCACGGCTTGCCTCCTGCTGATCCAAAAACTGCCCCACAACATCGGACTTTCGGACTTTTGTTATGCTATAGCCTAAGCCCGCCGCTAAGGACCTGATGTCTGATACGGTCATTCCGTTCAGGTCCTCTGCGGCGTAGATGGGCTCGCTCGAGAGGCTATAGCTTAGGACCCCGACACGGTTTTAGTCCATTTTACAAACGCTTTTGGATCCTCCAGTCCTGCGTCAAACAAGGAATATCCAACAAAGATTCTATTCAGCGTCTTATCCTCAATCTGCGGTGTGATGTCAAAAAGGATAAATTCGTTTGATAGTATCTTTTTCGGATACCCCACATAGAAGGTGTCGTCCGGGATATTGGAATCCCGTTTGATCAAAGTTCCATAAATTCGCCCTTCCACCAGAGGATCGGCCATCGGATTTGGAACAAATAGTTTGTCGCCATTCGCAGTTTCCAGCCCAGCCAATGTGTTCCAAATAAAGTTGCTATTTGCATAAAGGACACGCTCGCCGCTCCCGCGCAGCAGTCCCAGGGCCTTGCGAATTTCTGCGTCAGTGCAGGAAGCGGCGCTAATGATGTTTTCTGTTCCGATTCCCACCGAATCGGATTTAGCAAGCTGACCGATAAGGTATGCCTCTTTCGCAACGCGAATTCGTTCCGCCAGATGGGTAACAACCCAATCCTCGAAAGCCTGAATGCTCTGAAACTGCATTTTGCGCGACATAACGATATGTTTCTTAATTTCAACACCCGGTAGAGCAATATTGTCAAAGGTGTCCTGCTCATCATCGTTTGCCGTTCCCTCGGACACCGTTTTGGCGTCGCCCGCCGCAATGGCTTTGAGGCGGGGAATTTCAAAACCATGCGCCAAATTGCTTTTGAAAGAATCATCGTACATCGGCGAATCATTGTCCACCAGAGAAATTACGCGGTTCATGATTTCGGTGGGGACGACTGCGCCGGTGTTGGTGGTGGTTAGGGTAAACGCGGCGCGCTCTTCCTTATTTAGGTCGCCAAACAGTTTTACACCCCGCGCATCTACCGCCAACTCTTTTAGCCAAGCGGATCGATATTCTTTGCTTTCAGGCCCAAAGGAACGCTGTTCCGTAGTCTCTGGCGCGATCCGCCTGATTATATCCCCCGCCCCTCCACTTACTTCTTTCATCAACTTCTGCCTTTTTTCAATTGTTGCCTCGATCTGCGATTTTTCATTTTTTAGACTGCGCACCTCTGTTTCCAGCGCGTCAATATCCGCGCTATCGTTTTCCAGTTCGCCAGCGATTGCGGACATACGCTCTTCAATCTCTTTGATTCTGCTCATCTTGATACCTCCAGTAACAGTTTGATTCTTCTGATCTTTTGCGCTCGGGCCTCCGCCTGTTTCACCTTTTCCGCCTCCGCAGAAAAGAAGGAGCGCGCTGAAATACTTGTCGCGTCGTATGCCGGTAGGGCGACCGCTGCGACATCGTAAAGCTGCTTCACCCGCCGTATACTTCGTGTATGTGTACCGCTATCATAGGCGTCCTCCGACGCCTTGAAAGCGAAACTCATTTTGTCAATGTAGCCTCCTTTGATTTCCTCGTACAGGCGGCGTCCTTCTTCAGTTCCGGCGAGATTCGCCTTGATGTGGAGCCCGGTTGCGTCAACTGAAATCTGCAAGGTTCTATTTTTGGTTCTGGCGACAGGCTTTCCAGTGTGGTTGTAGTTCATTACCACATCGCGCATTTCGGTTTGATCGAAGGCGCCACTTACTATTTTTTCTTTGTAATCAATTCCATCATAGGTGTATAAGACGGTTGGGCTGTCAAAAACAGCCGCGTAGCCTTCAACGTTCATTTCCCCATCAGCTACGCGCATTTCAAATGCGCGATATTCCCGGTCTTTACTGATTGCCACTGGTCAAATCGTCTCCTTTCCTTGTCACGCTTCCGTCCGCCCCCAAAAGGTAGTACTCGCCCCGTATGGTGTAGGCCTTTCCCTGATTATTCGGCAACGGCTCCATGTTCCAAATCTCCCGGATTTCATCCCGGTTCATAATACCCCTGTCTGCCATTTGGGCGGATACGCTTAGCTTTTCAGTGTTGCTCATGTACTGTAGACGGTTGGCGGTAGCCATTAAAAAAGAGCCGGAGGCGCGCTCCTGCTCCGTGAATAACATTTTTGTGGACACATCCGAAAACTGAATTGCAAACGGTTCGATTGCCCCCTCATAGAAGGCAGACCATTTGTCTCCGTAGGCTTTGTTTTGCAGAATGTCTTCGTTGACCCCAAAATAGTCAAACACATTTTGTTTAATAAAATTCATTTGATCGGTATCTACTACAAACGGACTGGACTTGATCTGTTGAATTTCCGAGTAGGTATTAGGAAACAAAAGCACTCCTCCTTCACCCTGTAAGTTCTCTTTGGTGAAGCGTTTCCGTTCTTTAGCAAGGTCCTCCGTCTTGGAAAAGTTATTCACCTTTGCCATGAAGCGAAACGTCGCTGCGCTTTTCACCCCTTCCTTGATACCCTTATTTTGAATATCAATCAGTTCCATCGTCGGGGCGAGTGCAAGGTTGCTCTCTCCGAAAAAGTCGTCGGCGAACTGAAACTTGTTCATGATACCGCAGTATTTTAGCTCAATGGCTGCATGATCTCCGTTTTTGAACCGGTATCGCACCCAAGGCTCCCCACTATATTGAACGATTTCGCAATATGACGGAAGCACGGGGTAAACGCCGGAAGGTTCCCAGTTGTAATCAAGAACCGGTATGATAAAGGCTGTATTTTGCACGTCAAGGATGGTGGACAAGCGGTATAAAAATTGTCCCCATGTTTGCCACTCGTTGGGTCCCGTCTCCAGTTTTGCCGCCAGACTTGGTTTTGCGTCTCCTCTAACCTTTATACTAAGCTTACTTATATGAGTAGCTCTCGCATTGATGGCGCTTCGCACAAGCTCACTTTCGTAGATTTTCCCGCCCCAGTTTGTGAAGACTGGGGTATATGCGGTAAACGTTTCAAAAAATCCCTCTGGGGCGTCTCGCGACCCAGGACGCTTAAATATTTTTTCAAACAGCCCCAATTCAATCCTCCTCAGTTAAGCTAATTATTTTTCAGCTGCTCCCCTATCTCTGCATAATATTTTTGTCGGACCGCCATAGCGTCCAGCAGCGCGGCGCCACCATCTATATGGTCAGTTGCTGATAGTTTGATCGGCTTGCTCCGACCGCTTTCCGCCTCGGTTTTAAGTGCCATATTTAAAAGATGTACCTTTAGCAGGTCGTTGTCTCCGATGTCAAAAACGCCATCTTTCATCAGACCTTCGGTCTCTCGGATTACCGGCGTCAAATTATACCCCTGATAGACATCATCCATATGGAAACCATATTGCGCCATTTCCTGCACCAAGTACTGCGCCGTGTACCGGTCATATCCTACTTTTAGAGGGTATATTTGATAGTTTTCCACCAGATCGCGAAACCAATTAAGGCAATCGTGGTAGTCTACAAAATTCTCACCGGATAACTGTAGAATACCGCGCTGTACATAGGCCGCATAAGGCAGGCCGTCTCGCGCGGTTGCTTCTTCTATTTTTTCGCTTGGCAAGAAGAATTTAGCTACTACATTTAAGCGCCCACCCTTTTCAATAACCGCCGAGCAAGCTGTCAAATCTGTGGTTCTGGAAAGGTCAACGCCTCCAACACAATAAGAATTTCGTAATTTCTCAAGGTCTATATGCTTTCCACTTGATTTTGTCACCGCTTGGGTAGATAGCCATGCCTGGCTGCTATTTTGCTTTATGTTACAGTACTTTGCCAAAAACTCTGCCTTTTTAGACAGGCTTCCTTCTGCGACCGCTATCTCCTCCAGAAGATAATCAACTGATACCGATACCCCCAGATTGGGGTTTGACTTTCGTAGTTCATTAATGTCGTTCCATTTCTGAACATCATCTATCATGTACAAAAATGGAGCGAGACGGCGTTCCTTGGAATCACCCAGAAGAAAACGAGTGCTCCGTTTTATCAGTTCGTCGTAAACCCCTTCATTGATGTATCCGCTTGTGGAAATGCTAATAATCAGTGGCTGCTTTCTGGCTCCCAGTGCTGATTTCATTACCTCATATTGTTTAAGTCCTTGGTCGCCGGGCCAGCTCGCAATTTCATCGCAGATGGTCAAATGGGGGTTGAATCCATCTGATTTTTTAGCGTTAAAGGCGATTTTTTTCACGCTGCTGTTGGTACTCTCAATGTAAAAATCTGACTTTCTTCTTTTGATAAGGCCAGTAAGTTCCGGCTCCTTTTGAATAGTTTGCCAAAAAGCAGAATAAACAAGATCGGCCTGATCCAGCTTTGGAGCGACACAAAAAGCCTTTGCGCCATACTCTCCGTCAAGGTATGCGCAATATGCGATAACCGCTGCAGCGAATAGGGTCTTTCCGTTTTTTCTTCCCACCACTACAACGATTTCACGGAATGTCCGTAAGCCATCTGAATCGACAATCCCAAAAATCACTGACACAATGGCCTTCTGCCAAAGCTCCAGTATCAGTAGGTCGTCTCGCCCCTCGCAATGGTGGCAAAATGTTTCAATAAACCGTATAGCTCGATTCGCTTTTCTTTGATCAAAGAAAAAAGAATGGTTTTCAATCCCCTTCACGACATACTCGAAAAACAATCGAATCCATCTTCCAACAACAATAGAACCATCCTGTATGCCCTGATAGTATGTAAAAATATAGTTATTCATCGCGTATCAGTTTCTCCAGCTTTCCTCCCGATTTACTCACCGGCGTCAGCTCATTGAGCTGTTTAATGATCGACTGATAGTTTTTATCCGTCGCAGTAAATAGCCTAGCAGCCGGCCGCTCCCGTTCGTATGGTTCGGTTTTTTCGGATTGACTGAACTGCTCCGTTTCTCCATTTTTCTGTAAATCCTCCCAAAGCTGGTCCAATCGGATTCTCAGGCGCGCGGCTTGCACGATCAACCCTTGCGCCACAGAAAATTGATTTGGAGGAAGGTTTTTGTAAATTTTGGTTAATCTGCGAATCTCAGAATCTTCTGTAATTTTTTTCGACAATTCTCTTCCTCCTTTAAATAAGGTAGGGGGTTATGCACACAAGAGCGGAAAAATGTACTCCACCCATCGGTCTCCTGGGGCGCTCATTCCTCTTGAAACGGGGGGGAGTTATTTCCCGCCACAATAACCCTTCCGGCTTCATCAACTTCATATCTTCTTTTTTTACTATGTGCATTTGCATGACAATCTCTGCAAACCAATCTAAGATTTTCCCACGCTAACGACACAGATGGGTCGTTGATGTTTTCTGGTTTCAATTCTCGCTTGTGATGGACTATCTCCCCTGGAGTATAAATTCCTTGGGCGAGGCAATCTTCACACAAGTGTCCCACGCTGTCGGCATAAGCACTGCGTGTTCTCTGCCAAGCTTTCGATCTGTAAAACGATTTGGCAAACTCTTTCATATTTTAGCCCGCATGGATAAACAATCTTTTATACTCCTCTACCCACTCCACTGCTATAGAGGGAATGGCGTCACAATCAGGATGTCATGTAAAAAGGACCGCCTGCAGGGGGTTGACCCTGTAAGCAGTCCTTCTTTATTTCATTATAGCACAGGAATAACGAACAAAACGAACAGATTTAGTTCCTCTCCAAATAGCGCGTCACTATCATGCGGCAGCTATCCCCGGTGTTGCTACCACCTATGCAAGCGGCCACTTGTTCCCACGGCAGCCCGTTGATAAAGCGGTGTGTGAAGATTTGACGAACGAGACTGTCGTCTATGCTGGCTATGTAGCGCTCCAAGCGGCTGCGCTCATAGAGGCACTGTTGATGTTTGGCCTCGATGATTCCCCGCAGATCAGCAATTTCTGCCGCATATAACGCTACTTTATCCGTCACCCCTGGTGTGTGCGGCATTCCCGTGAAAACCTGTCCACCCGGCTGGGCCATAGTCTCCAGCTCCCGCAAGTGGCGTTTGTCCATCTCAATTTCTCGGTTGAGATAATATAACTGGGATAATTCTTTCAAGGTCACGCTGCGCCCCTCCCGACCGCTATCTTATTCTTTAGTCTTCTCCCTTGATACTCCCAGTTTTCAAAATCTCAAACATTGGGACTTGACGGGTTGTAAAAACCTTTCCGTTAATTATAATGACGCCGCTTTTGATACTTTTGGTCCAGTCCGATATTACCGCCCTTGCCCCCAGGACAGCGCCTATCCCAATCCCAGCGACAAGCCCTAAAGACAGATACGCAACCGCTATCAGCAAATTCCCCATGTGCTACACCTCCCGTTTTGTTTTGTCAGTGTCGCCGCGCTCGATTTGCAGCTTATCCTTTGCCGACCGTGCGGCCTTAAACTTGATACCGTCGCCAAAGTCGATGGTCACCGCCTTGGCTTTTGCGGTCAACACCAGCTTGGCACAGTTATGTAAAAACTCAAGCAGAGGGTCAGGCAGCGGCTCCTTACCCTGAATCGTTACTCCATCGTCGCCATGCTCTGCAAAAAGGTCCTCGATTTCCTCGCCTGCCCGGATCAACAGCTCCTCCAGTCTTTCCTGCGCCTCCAGCTTGCGGCGCAGACTATCCCGCTCTGCCT